TATGCTATCACCCAAGTTGAACCAGTAGGTACTGTGACTGATACCCCTGAATTGATTGTAATAGGACCAGCAGTTAAAGCATTGTTGCCACTTGTAATGCTATAATTACTACTGATTGTATTGCTGTGTTCCCATAAACCGTTTGTTGTTGTGTTTCCAGTTTGTATTGCTGCCCAACTTGCGGTGCTTCCATTAGTTGTTAAAAACTCTCCGGAGTTACCTGATTGAGATGGTAATGATTCTGCTGTTGCTGCCCAAGTTAATCCACCAGAAGCAGAAGATTTTGCAGTTAATACATAATCATTAGTAGGAGTATTATCAACTTTAAGATTAGCTTCGTCTACTATGTTATCTGCAATAACCGTAGCTCCATCTGCTGTCGATGTAACTTCACCACTGTGATTAGGATGTACATAGTTATTAGCACTTGCAGCTATAGCATTAAGTTTGCTGTGGTCTGCGTCTGTAAATGTATTTGAATCACTAGCAGCCTCAACAGCAGCAGCAATATGTGCATTAGTAACTACACCTGTGTTACCCGCTACGCTTGTTACTGCATCACTAGGTGTTGCCATAAGTGTAAAGTCTGCCATGCTTCCAGCAGTACCGCCGTTATGTATATATGTTTTATTTTCATCAGAACGAATAACTACGTCACCTTCTTCAGTAGTTAATGCTAACTGTGCAGTTTCATTAGCCGCTGTGTTAACTGACGTTAAAGCTAAAGCACCCGCAGCAATTGTACCATTAGATGCAATTGTAATTCCTGAACCAGCTGTAAGAGCAGCAACAACATTTGTTGTGTCTGTTACATCAGCGCTTGCTTCTATAGCATTAAGTTTAGTATGGTCAGCATCTGTAAATACATTAGAATCTGTTGCAGCTTCTACTGCGGCTCTTATTTCTGCATTTGTTTGGTCAGCTGTAGCATTAGCTTCTATACCGTCTAGTTTGCTGTGGTCTGCTGTTGTAAAGTTTTCATCTGTTTGTGAAGCAACAACAAAATCAATTGTTCCGTCTGCATCTTGATAAGTTACTGTAATACCTGTTTCGGTGTTTCCTGTAACCATTGCACCAGCAATATCTTGGATTTCTTCGTTAGTTGTAGCGTTACTACTTATTTCTGAATCTACATATGCTTTAATAGATTGTTGAGTTGCTAATTGTGTAGCAGAATTAGAAGACATATTATCTTCATCTAATATTGCTGTTCCTGAAACTCCTGTATTTAGTACAGGACTTGTTAATGTTTTGTTAGTAAATGCTTGAGTACCTGTTAATGTAGCAACTGTAGAATCAATTGCAATATCATTTGCATTTGCTGTAATACCTGTACCGCCTATTACATTAACTGTCACATCACCAGTAGTTCCTCCGCCAGTTAAACCTGTACCAGCAACCACTGAAGTAATATCTCCAACTGGAACTGAAGCTACTTGAGTATCAACGTAAGCTTTGATAGACTCTGATGAAGATAATGTTGTAGCACTAGCTCCTGACATTGTATCACTATCTAGTATAGCTGAACCACTAACTCCTGTATTAATAACTGGTGAAGTTAATGTTTTATTTGTTAGTACATCTGTAGTTGCTTTACCTACTAAAGTATCTGTAGCATTAGGTAAAGTAACAGTTACATCAGAAGTCGCATCTGGAATTGCTAATGTTAACTCATGAGCATTTGCTGTAGCACCTTCAAATACTAATGAACTTCCTTGTATAGTAGCATTAATTGTTAGTGTGTCTGTAGCAGCATCACCAATTATCATATTACCACTATGAGTAACTACACCGTCTACATTTACATTTCCCGAAAAGTATGCGTCTTTAAATTTTAAAGAAGACGAACCTAAATCTACTGTGTTATTTGTCTTTGGCGTTATTGAAGAACTTGAAACAACTACATCTTGTGTAGGTCCTAATTTAGTAATAGGTGCGCCCTCACCAGCAGAGCCATCGTGTGTATGTCCAGAAGTACTAAAGGCAGCAACTAATTGGTCATATTCGTCATTGAACAATGCTGCATTAATTGTATCTCCGTCTGAAAACGAGGACTGTCTAATATAAGGGTTTGCCATTCTTTATCTCCTGCTTGAAGGTATTAAGTCAACATACATACCTTGTATAGAATACGGAGGATGTGTATCGTTGCTTGTAAATTTAAAACTATTGGAGAATCCACTACCCAATAAGTTAATTCGTTTCATAGGAACTTCAGGAGTTCCAAACTTTGATAAAGCAAAAACAGCTTCACCAAAAAGAGAAGGTTCTAAAATAGAGCCAACTGGAAATTGTGTTGGCTGGGAAACTCCAGAGTCTTCAAAATCATATCTAACATCTAAGTTTATATCTGTTGTTCCTTCTGGTTTTATAGATAGTTTAGTAAAGTGTAGTGTCTTTCTAATTCCTATATCACCATAATCTATATCAGGAGTTTTAAACTCTGCGTTTATTTTTGCACCGTTAAAATGATGTCCTTTATTGTGAAAATGTACAAACCCACTATAATCTCCATGATGAGTTATTTCTGTATCACTAGTATCAAATCCAGAAGCCATTGCGGATACTTCAATGCCTTGTGTTTCTGACCATTCCCAAACCGGAACACCTTGAGGACTTATCTTAAATGTACCTATAATTCCTTTTTGAGATACTGTTCCTGTTGTAGACTTACAATAAAATAATCTGTATTGGTTTTGAGTTCTAATAACAGTTGTAGACAAATCAAAAGCGCCATCCGAAACAATATTACTAATCAATGGTAGTATTTTATGTGATATAGACGATAATTCAATATCGTCAATACGAGCTGTTGCAGCAACTGTTCTAATACCGTCTGGTGCTAAGAACACTAGGTCACCACCAATCTCAGCAATAGAGAAACCATCTAAGCAACCAATGTTTCTTGTTATGTCTTGCATTGCAATAGTAGAAGAAGAGTTAATATTTACTAATCTACTTAAACTACTAACACCAAATATAATAAGCTGATTACGGAAAGTTTTCATTCCTGTTATTTTATCGCCTATGTTTATTGAACCAGCAGAAGCTCCGGTAAAATCAACATCATTATATCTTGTACTATAATATAAAGTTTCTGGTTTAGTTGACCAACCACCTACAAGAACATGGTCTTCGTGTACTGTTGTATATTGTGGTTTAGGTATGTCTGCATATACTGGAGTTGATGTTGACAGACCATAAGCTTTGTATAAACCTCTTTGAAATTTAAAATATCTTGTTCCGCTAACTACCTTAGTTTGTAAATAAACTACAGGGTCTACTCCGTTTGTACATGTTATTCTAGCTTGAGGAACACCTGTAGCTATATATTCTGAAAATTGATATCTAGCTGTTGTGCTTAAAGTTACTGCCGGCTTAGAAGATAACTGTGCTGCGGTTGCCCAATCTGGTGTCCATGTGTGGTTTGCTTCTTCAGTTGTCTGCTGAGTTGTAGTTGAACCGCCTGAAGGAGTTCCGTAATCTTTGTTTACCTGAGTCCAATCATAACCATTCTCAGTCCAGTATATATTACCGTTTGAAAAAGCCCAAAATCCTTCATTGTGAGAATACAATCCTCTAATAGGATGTGTTCCTCCGGTAGGAGTTGTAGCAGCATTTAAAGTAGAAGTTACTACTGCTGTAGTTGTAACAGAACTTCCAGTATTAGAAAAAGTAATATTGGGCGGTATCTGATAACCAGAGCCAGCGTTTGTTAAAGTTAAACCTGTTATGACTCCGTTAGTCACTGTTGCTGTAGCAGTTGCCCCTGTGCCAAATCCTTCAGAATCTGTTATATTAACTGTAGTGCCATTAGCATATCCAGCACCACCGTTAGTAATTGTAAACCCAGTAACAGGACTTATTACAAACTTTCTGTATCCGTTTATTCTTCTATACCCGCCAGACATAGAAGCTTCAAAGTTTTTTAATCTTGTAGCAACTCCCGGAGTTTTAAATAACTCATAAGATGATGAGGTTTTATCTAGACCACCACCTAATGAAATTGCTATTCCTTGTTCTGTTGCCATAGTTTATACGAATCTTATTCTGTCATCTATCATTCTAGAAGGCTGTGGATTACCTGTATAAGCCCTCATTAATCTAATTCCTTTATTATATTCTTGTAGAGCCATTGTAGATAGTTGTGCGTTTTCTTTAAACTGCCAAACATAATATCTAGCCCTTGCTAATAATACAGACACCCATTGTTCTGGATATAGTACTTGGTCTGTTGAAGCAGTAAGCTCATCTATCTGTTCCCAAGCAAAAAAGTATATTCTATATATTTTATCAGGCAAAGGAGACAATCCAAACTTTCTACCATCCGGTGACATTATAACTCTTAATGGTGTAGAATATTTACCAGTATCTTTTTCATCATCATCAGATTCTCTATGATGTTTTCTCCAATCATCAACAGCTAAAAATTTAAGATTGTGTCTATCGTGTGGAGCAGTATGGGTTGTTGTCCAAGTAGCTCCAGCTCCTGTACATACAGACTGCGTATCATAATCTGTCCATGTAGCTCCGTTAGCAATACAAGTAGCTGCTGTACTATAAGAAGCGTTAGAACATACTCCGGCTGTAGAACATGTTCCTACGTCTTCAGTAGTCATATAAAAATTATCCCAGTCTACTCGACCAAAGTCTTTTGCAGTTCCATGAGAACCACTCGAATGTTTTTTTAAAAAATACCAGCGTTGTCCTACTACAGTATCTACAAAAGCGTTTCCATAATCTTGGTTATTATCACCTGACGGTGTTGTTGCTAACCAAGGAAACTCTGGATTCTCATTGGCTATATCAAAGTATGCTCTATTAATGGAATCTTTTACAAACTTTTGTATACCAGTAGCGCTGGCAAAATTTGAAGAAGTAAGTTGAACCTCATTTAGTTCTCCTAAAATATCATTTGTTAAAGCTAAATATGTTTTATGTGACATCTTTCCTCTTCTATAATTAGGATAAGGAGTCTCCGAAGAGACCCCTTAAGTTTTACTGCTTAGTCAATCTTGATAATTGCTAAAGCTAGTGCTTCAGGACGTAATACTTTACGACCCCAAACTAATAGCCCACGAACAATATCTTTGAAAGAATCGTTATCACGAATTGACTCAACTGTAGATAGCGACTGCGCACAAGATACAGCTGACATATGTCCAGCTAGAATCTGGTGAGTAGGGTTACCTGAACCAGAAGGTGTTGGTACATTGCTAGACTTGTACATCTTAAAGCCGCGAAGCTCACCTGATGCAACTAGTCCGTTGCGTAGACCACCATTTCCTTGGTTGTAGTCAACTGATAATAGCTTAGAACTTGTCTTCGCTAGTTCTTCATAAAACTCTGGCTTTGCAACAACCCATCTGTTCTCTTCTGGAACATTTGCGTCATCTAACAAACGAGCTAAACGCGCTAGAACATCTAGTGGGTCTACTTCGCTTGTTCCGTGACCAGTATCAATTGGAGCAGCGACTGTTCCGTATGTGTTAGAACCAATGCCTGCAACAGCAGCAGTAATAACATTTACGTCAAATGCGTCTTTCAATTGATATGCAGCGTTATCAGATGCAACCTGTTGCCAGTTTACATGAGAAAAACGCTTCTCTAAATCATCAACCTTGAACTGGAAATATTTCGCTTGGTCAACTTGTAGTACTAGTTCTTGGTCTGTTAGAACCGTAGACGATAGTGAAGTTGTCGCACGAGTATAGTCAGTTACTGTGATGGTCGGCTCTTTGATGATGTTCACTGTATCACCGAACTGAGCAATTTCGCCCATGTAGTCTGTGTTACAGATAGCTTCAGCTACTGCCGATTTACGGAAGGCAACTTGTACCTTCTTTGAAAAAACTTCCGGTAACCAGAACGAGTTTGTTTGCCCCGATGTTGCCGGATTGTAGTTAGTTGTGCCTGCTTCGAAGCCCATAACTTTCTCCTGTTTTTAAAAGATTAACAAACATTATTTTAGTAATGCGTGAAAACCTTTATTGGTTTACTTAATAAAGCTAACCATTTACTATTCGACCTTCTTTAAAAGCTTCATCAATCTGAGGTTGAAACTTCTCATATTGGTCTATAGAAAGATTAGCAATCTCTGAGGTTGTCCATGTTTTCTCTTGAGGAGTCGGGTCTTGTGTTTTAGCTTTTACCGACACTGCATCAGCAGCGCTTCCTCTAGAGTCAACTTCTGGACTCTTTGTTTTTGACTTAGCTTCAGTAGGTTTATTAGAAATACCCGCATCGAGTTTGTATAGTTCAATAGCTCTACCAGCAAGAGACGCATCACCTGTATTTTTATAAATCCAATCTTGGATTGCTTCAGGTTGTACTCTAGCCCAATCATGAAAATCTTCTGAATCTCTGATTGCTTTAAAGTCCGGATGAACATTTAATAACTCTTGTTCAGCCGCTCGTCTATTACTTACTGACTCTTTTTCTGATAACTGAGAAACTTGTTCTTGCAATGATGCAAGCTGTTCCTCTGCTCTCATATGAGCTACTGTTTCTACTACATCGAAAACATCAGGATAGTCCTCTCTAAAAGTTGCCAGTTCTTCTGGGGTTTTAGGGGCTACATAGGTGGTTCGTCCAGCGAGCATCTCTGCTTTAAGAGCTTGTTCTTTAGATTTCCAATCACCTAATTTTCTATCATAATGTTTCTTTAAATCATCATAACGCTTTTTGAAGTCGACTTTTTTATATTTCTCAATCTTCTCCTCTTTTAAAGAATCGCTGTCTGTAGCTTGAGCTTCTTCAATTATTTTGGCTTCCTCTTCTTTTTCTAATATAGGCGCGCCACTGGAAATAACTGCTTCTTTCTTATCCGCTACATAAGCTAATGAGTCATCAGCGCTTTGAAAACCAGTATCGGCTTTTGAATTGCTGTTATCCCATTTCTTTTTTTTGTTATAAGGATTTGGTGTTGCTTGTACTTCTTCTTGCTTTTCTGTTGCTTTTGTCATCTTGACCTCCATTAAGTGCCAGCACAATGCTGGGTAGCTTTCGGGGTTTTAAAAATCCAGAGTGCAATTAAGGTAGCTCTGGGGTTGTCACTACAAAGTCGAAACGTATCTCGATAATACTTTTCGGTGTTTTGTAGTTAGTTAGTTAATTCATTTTTCCTTTTTTATCTAAAATAGAATCTGCCCTCATTTGAGCTAATTGCTCTGCACGATTTCTATTTGTAAACTCTTCTTCTGCTTTCATTCTTGCAATACCTTCATAATCTGTGTCTGTATCTATTGAACTTGAAGGTGTATTAAAAGCATCAATTGCTTTATCTACTGGTGGACCTAAAACTTTTTCCATTATATCTAAAGCTTTTTGACCCAAGCCTTTAGCCTTTTGTCCTAAAGTTTCTTTAGATTGGTTTCTATACATATGGTCATCTACTGCGCCTCCATGACCAAATTTTATTCGACCTTTAATTCTAAAGTTATCTCCACTTAAATGTATTATTTGGTCTTCAGTTATTGCTCCCTGCTTAAGCCAGTTTTTTAATGTGTTGTATTTATATGTTTGTCTGCGAGGACCTAAAGAATCATCTGGAACACTTCCTCCTTTGGCATATGAACCATACTTAGGTTTTTTCATTAAAGAATAACCACCAGCTGCAAACCCTTCGTCACCCATTTGTGCATACTCTTGTTTAGCTTCGCCTTCGTCATAGTCTGCTTCGGCTTTAGCCATCATCTTTCTAAGCTTGTCTACACCTAATTGCTTTACAGCTTTAGCTGTTATAACAAACTCACCATCAGATAACTGTGCCGGTATTGAGTCACTTGTTTCTGTACCCGGTCCTTCTACTTCGCCCGCTCCAGTAAATTCTCCTGTTCCCATTGTACTGCCTAGAGTATCTAATATGTCTTCTAGTTCAGGATAGTCAGACATGGCTTCGGCTAGAACACGTTCTTGCTCTGCTGTTAGACCGCTTTCTTGCTCCATCATTATGTCATCTTCCATCATCATGTCATCTTCCATCATCATGGATTCATCATCAAAGTTTAAAGGTACTTCTGGTTGTAACATAGAACCAGCTGTATCAAAAGCGTCTACCTCTCCACCTTCAGCGTATCCTGTTTTTAATGGACTATACATAAATGCTTCCTCCCTTTCAGTTACTGGCACAGCCTCTTTTGTTAGTCTCCTAGCTTCTCCTTTTTCTGTTTCTGGATAAGTTGATTCCATTCTCCAGTTTCTTGCTGAGTCTGCTAGTAATCCGCCTTGTGCCATTTGTACTCCCCTGTATTGTAATGGTGTTGCAAATCCCAACATTTCACATGCTTCTCTATCTCCGGCAATACATCTTTTGCGTAAAGAATCTTTTGAAGTTGCGACACCCATATTATTTTTTCATTAGTGTGGTTTTTATTTTTAATATTTGTTCTGCTAAAGCGTATCTTCCTTGAGCCTTACAGATTTCTTTATCTTCGGTAGAGTTCATAACTCTGTTAACATTCATTTGTTTTTCTTTTTCTAAATACTCTTCAAATAAATGCCAAGTAGGAGATGACACCAGACTTTTTAACTTGTTAATATCCATTGTTAGCCTTGTGGCATCTGCATCTGTGGTGGAACATTTGCAGAAGTAGAACCACTAAACTGCTCTTCGCCCGGTTGTGGCGTTGCTCCTGTACCTATGTTACCATCCCCTGTTCCTGTCACATCTCCCGGTGGAGCTGCTTCTGGCGCAGGTTGTTGATTCTGTAGTCCTATAATCTCCGCATAAATCGCCGCTTCTTCAGGCGAGTTAATTATTTCTTCGGGGTCAAAGTCAAGACTGTAAGCAAGTTCTTGTATAATTTTCGACACCTTGACAAAAGGCGCAACAGCGGGATTTTGTACTGACTGTAAAAAGGTTGTGAGTCTTTGAGACCTAACTTCTTTTTGCATAAGTGAACTAGTTCCTGTAGCTTTAACTTCAAGGTCTCCAGTAACATTTAACTCTCCTTCATAAAATTGCATGTTCCATTGATAAAAAGCTTTACCTAATGGTTTTAACAGGAAGTCATCTAAGTTTTTTACAACCGTCTTAATGTTTAAAGAGGCTGCACCCATTAGCATTGACATACCTGATGCTGTTCGTGTCATTCCCTGAACACCTGTGTTACCGTGAGAGTAGGAAGGTATTCCTGTTGCTTCGTCTGCTAGTTGTCTAAACCTATCAAACATTTGCATATTCTCTGGTGCTGTGTTAGGAAACTTTAATCCGTATATAGACTGACCGGGCATACCCGCCTGTCTTTTAAATATCTTGCCGGGATATATTTCCATAGACTGACCGCTAACCAAAGCCGCTTCGTCTATATCAAATACTAAAGACCCTGCTAGTGCTAGATTGTCTATAGCCATTCTTGCATGACCATTCATAATCTGCTGTGCGTCTTCCATGTTCTCTGGAACTCCAACACCCCAGAAAGAATAAGGATTCTTTTCATAAGGGAATGCGTGGTAAGGTAGACGCGATGGTTTAAAAGGATTAGAGACAAGTCTTAAAATCTTGCCCATACAAACCCAAGCATTGATTTGTATTTCTTCTAAATCATCTATACTAGGGTCAACACTAAGTCCAGCTTCTCTAGCAAACTCTGCATCCATTACTCCCCAGTACTCTAGTACTTCGTATCTTTCTGTTTCATTCCAACTAGTATTGTTATCTAGCTTTATTTCATTTTCAAATGACCTCTTATTATAATTGTATCCTTGTCTTATACATTCTAATATTTTTTCTTTGTCAAAGAAAGGGCGATTCATTAATGCTCTTAGTTGAGACTTGTTATACTTATGTCTATGTACAACCCACTCTGCATCATCCATTGAAGTTGCATTAGGGTCAGGATAGAAATCCCAAGCACTAACAAACTCTAAACGCGGTACTCTTACTGCTTCCGGGTTGTAAGCTCTCGTACCGTCTTCTTTAGTTTCCCATGAGTGTAATGTCTTATTATAATTAAACGGACCTTTGACGATGCCTGTTCCCAAAAGTACCGCTTCGAATAACGCATTACGCAACTCCGTTGTGCCGTTTGATTCTTCAATCTGGTCATGGATTAACTTCTCCATTCTTCTCGCTGCGATTTGTGCCGGTTGTATCTGTGGCATTTCAGGAGAACGAGCTGCTCCTTTTTCTATAACTACTTCATCGTCTTTGTTTTTGTATTCGTCTTCTAACGAACCAAGGAACTTATCTGAATCTGTTTGTATTGCGCCGGGCTTTAATTCGTTACCATCTCCAGCAAACCCGACATCGTAGGGATTGAAGTTACCTACATTATCATTTGTTATTCCTTCTTGTCCTGAGTAATCTAGATTACCTTCCAACTCTGGTGAGATATCTAAAGGACCGCCAAGGTCATCTTGTAAAGGATTTAAGTGCGCGTATTCCGCAATGCCGTCTGGTAAAGGAGTCTCTTGTATTTGTAATGGAAACTTTGCGCCAGAAAAAACTACATCGGCAAGTTGTCCATAAGCTGCAAGAGTTTTAGTCTTAGTAACTTTAATAAAGACTTTAGACTTTTCGTTTTCTTTAAACTTAACATTCTTATTATAAATACCGCGGTAGTTATGATAAGAGTTTAACCAACGACCTTCATCATCTTGTCTTCCTCTTTCAGCCGATTCAAATTTTTCTTGTACTAAACCAGCTAATCTAGAAATAAATACTTCGCTTTGTTCTGTTGGTATTTCTTCTTCAGACATACTAGCAAAGTCATCAGCCGATTCAAACGGCTGTTCAGATTCGTTAATATCGTATTGTATTTTTTTCTCAGCCATTTACACAAAATTTAAGTAAAACCAATAGATATACATTATACAACGGTTTAAAGGTTTTGTCAACCCCTAAAGACAAAATAAATTTAATATCCGAATACTTCGTCTACGGGTTGTGCTGTATCTAGGTTTCGTTTAAATTCAAACATGTCTTGGTGAACATTTGCTCTTGGTCTTGACATTATCAAATAACGCAGTGCATCATAAGCATGGTCAGGTGCTTTTGTATCGACATCTTCTGGTCTTATCTTATCAACTGGTATTGTTTGTAATTCTCTAATAAGATGAGGACAAGAGTTAAAAATTTGCATCTTAGGTCTACCATCTATCTTATTAGGTTTTAATCTTTCATGTATTTGTATTTTACCCGCTAATCTATTTTTATCAGCCGGTCTTAGCTTATGTCCAGCTCTAACAAGTATCTCTCCTATTGTTGGACCAGTATAGCCAGTTCTATTCCAAGCTGCACCGTCTAACACTCCCGGTATAGAATAAGCATCATCTTCTTCATAAGCTGTTATGCGTTCTGCTAAATCCTCACCAGTTAATCCTTTTTGATATAGTTCTCTATATATTATAAGTGTATCATCTTCTGGGTCAACCGCTGCCCATATCACAGCAGACTCCGCAGAATAACCGTAGTCAACTCCTTTAAGTCTTGACCAACTAGGAGGTATAGCAAAAGGAGGAATAATATGTTTTTCTGTGTCAAATTCTACAAACGCTGCACCTTCATTAATATCCCAGTTACCTTCTAGTAATTGTTTTCGTTGTACTGGAGGTAGAGACTCTAACATCTTTAAGTAGTCAGTGTCTGCTAAGTAAGGGTTATCTTGTAGTAAAGCAGGTATAAACTTTCTAAACACACCGTCTTTACCTAAGAAGGTTTCATTGGCTGGCGCTCCTTCTATATATCTTTTCTTTACCCACGCTGCTCCGCTACCGCCGGGGTTCGCAGTACAACGCATATAGGTTTGTATTTCTGGGTCTGTTGTTCTTAGTCGAGAGGCTAAGTAGTTCCACGCAAACTCGGTGGGTAGGTGAGTGATTTCATCAAAGCCAATCCAACTGTAGGCTTGTCCTTGGAATCTATATACATCTGAATCTTTTTCTAAGAAGGAGAATTGAATAGTAGCGCCAGAAGGGAACTTCCATATTTTGTCCACTTCTCTAAACTTAGCTCCGATAAAAGCCTTGGGGTAAAGCTCCCTACTCTTATCAATGAGTTCTCTAAGTTCAGGCATAGAGCGTCTTAGTATTAATGCTCTGTGTTGTTCTCTGTGTGCGTATCGTAATGGGTCAACTAACATAGCGTAAGACTTACCGCCTCCAGCTGCGCCACCATACAAAACATCTTTCTCAGGGGCGGCGAGGAAATCTGTTTGCGGTCCGGGGTTTGGTTCAAAGAGTATCCTCTTGCCCGCTAAGTTAGCACCTTTGATTGCTTCCTTAGATATTATACTCTTTTTCGGATTGCTTGCTACTTTCTTTGCAGCTCTAGTAGCGGTCTTTACTTTCTTACTCGCTATTTTTTTATTAGCTTTCTTTTTTTTATTTGCTCCCTTAACTTTGCTGAAGCGTCTAACAGCCCCTTTTTTAAATCCTCTTTTCTTAGCAGGAGTTCCATCAGCCTTTAGTTTTACTTTATCATCAACAACAGCGTACTGTTCTATATCTAAGTCAGGGTATTTCTTTTTAAACTCATCAAGGCTTATGTAACTAACAACAGTCATTTCTTAACTTTGCCACCCTTCTTAAATCCTTTTTTCATTTTTGCATAAGCTGAATCACTAATAGTAGAGTTTGCTTTACTTCTACTTGTACCTGCTTTCTTTCTAGCATTCATATTATCGTATAAACCTTTTTTCTTATTTGTATTTGCCATTATTAAATTCCTTATTAGCTAAAGAGTATCTTTAAGAAGTTCCTTATTTTAATTGTTTATAAAATTAATAAAATAATTGCTCTTTCAGATATTCTATAAGAATATTATACACAATAATTTATGAAATGTCAAGCGATTTATATCTTTTATTTATTACTTTCATTAAACCCGCTGGACTAATCTTTCTATCTGTCTTAAAATATAAGTAATCACAAGCTTCACGCAATGACAATGCTTTATTTTTTACATAACCAGCAGTTTCATCTAGAGCATCTAACTGAGACTCTATAGGTTCGTAGAAACCTTCGTGGTGTTCCGAATCTTTGTAACCAAATGGTATAGTAGAACCCTTCTTTCTTACTAACACTATCTCTTTATCTTGTTTTTGTAGTAGACTAGTCATTGATTACCTCTGCATCTTCCATATCTATAGTTATATTATCTTTTGCAGGCATCACAAAGATACCTCCTGTGACTGTATGGTCTACACTTACCTTTGCTTCTTTAATAACACCTACTCTATCTAGCAAACTCTGTGCAGCATTTAGTTTTTGGTTAGCTTGAGGTATAGGTATATTACTTTCCATAATATCTACAAGCTTATTAGCAGCTTTTGGAGCATTCCGCGCTAAAATCAGCGTAGCTATCTCTACAATTTCTTTCTGTAAGGACTTAACTAGCGCAGTAGACCCTGCACCTTCTTTATATCCCGCCTTAACCATAGCATTATTAATGTTTCCAAGGGGGTCTTCGTACAAAGCATCCAAGAACTTCTCTTGTTTCTCCGTATACTCTCTTCCATCTTTCTTTACAACCGCTGGTATCATAAGGTATTCCCAATATTAGTTATTATAATAGTATATTAAGTATACACTAGCTTTCTGCATTTGTCAAGTAACTGGTTAACATTCTTTTTTGGCGTAAAATGTATAACATTGCTATAACTACACTACGGGGGCGGGGGGTGGCATGCCTACCCCCTATGATTGCTCACACACGCGCGCATATTTTACCGCGCACACGCGCACAATCTCTCAGTCGCGCGGACAGGCGTGTAATATGACTGGGATTCTGGTAAACAAAAAAAAATAATCGTTGACAGTGTGAAATTTTTATGCTATTACGCGCGCGTTACCATCGTTTTTGGCTTTGTAGCAACATTTTTAAGTAATTAAATAATTTTCGGTTGATGTCATCGGCGCAAGCCCAGAATTTTAAAAGGCTGGCGGTATGCTCATTAAAAAATCTTTCACCAAATAAAATAAAAACGCTTGACATGTGAATGAGTCTTCGGTAAAAAGAAGGGTATCAGTTGATGACGCGCTGATTTTATACCAACCAACCGCAAGCAATTCAACCGCGGTTGATTTGGTAGCACTTTAAAAATTAGGTTATAGGTAATGCATTTGGAACGGTTCGTTCATTAGTGCTGGAATACCTATAACCGTTAATAATATAACTAACCAAAGGAAATAAAATGACTAAAAAAG